TGTAAGTGAAATGTTAATAGCTGATTCGCCCCAGTTTTCATATCCCCAGTAATCACTACCCCATCCTAGAGTAGCGTAAGCTTCAACACTTCCAACTGAGGAAGTTGCTGATACGCCAGTTAATGTAACGGTAACGGTATCAGATTCCCAGGAGTTGTATCCCCAGGTTGTTCCGGCTTTATTCCAAGTGTTAGCCATAAGGAAGGACTCCTTATGCTATTTGTATGATTGCGGTTGATGCTGCCGCTGCTGGAAATTCTACTGTGAAAGTTCCACTTGTAACGGTTTTGTCTCCACCAAAATCAATGGCACAGACTGATGTGTCACTATTATCATCATTAAAAATTAAACAGCCACGTGCAGTAAATGAAGCTGATGTCCATGAGATATTAGCAAAATCACAAACCGCTGTGTCTGAATCTAAAACGGGTGTGACACTTGTAAGAGCTTTTCCTTTTGCTGTATAGCCACCAGTCGTAGCTAATTCTTCTGAAGTTGTATAAGCAGTTGTCGATTTACTTAAAGTTGCATCACTATCATACAAGGCCAGATTAAAAGTATCACCGGTAGATGCAGTAAAATTATGTTCGGCTTCTAAAATTTCTTGTTTAAAACTATTACAAATTGCTGATGTTATTGCCATGTTTATCTCCTAATTACGGTGACGGTGATTTAACTGGGATACGAACTGTACCATCAGTATAATCGTCTCGTCTTCGTCTTCCAAGTTGCATACCTGCAAACTTCTGTACTTCGGTTTTATACTTGTTTTCATATAGTGTCAACATATCCATAGGTCCCTTTAAATATCCAAAAGCCTCTGCTAGGCAGCCATATAAAAGGCCAGTGGCAAAGTATCTGCTGAGATAAGTCCCAGAGGGACTGTTCACTAGACTCGTAGGTTTTACATTATAATATATTCTAAAAGCGTAAGTCGTATCAGGCGTAGGAGCTACAAGAAGTCCTCCTGAAGTAGAATCAGTTAATGCTGTGGCTCCTCCAAACATCGCATAATATTTAGGTTGGCCTGTAACATCTTGCGCTGTAAGGCCTCCTTTAGGTCCCGTTAATTTTGCCACATATTCTCTTAAATAAGTTTGATCTTTTTTCTGTAAAAAAACTGAATTGCCCGTCGCCACTGATGTTGAATCAAATACTTCAACGGCTCTGGCAAAAAGACATCCTGCTGGAACATTAATGGTATTATCGTCTAAAGCAAAGTTTCCAGTAGCCGATTTTCTATCGGAATCCATAGGAAGATCATATAAAATTCTTGATTCGGTATCCATAATAAAACCATCACTAATCGTAGCAGTAAAAACATTTGTATCTACTTCACAATAGCTTCCAATAGCTGTGGTCAAAGCTGCATATGTCCAACTTGATGCCATAATTATGATCTATCGTTTACGGGTCCGCCGAAAACGAAAAAACCTCCTCCTGTTGCTATACTAGTCGCAGCGTTGGCTAAAGTAAAACTAAAACTATCACTGACAGGTAGCGTTGTTGGTTGTCCTGCGTAAGGAATAGTAGTGTCGATCTTAGTGATTATATATGATCCATAAATTTTTGCTCCTGAAGTATGAGCTATTGCTGTTGTTGAAACCGGAGTCTCTCCATAAGAAGGAGCTGCGGTTCCTCGGGTACAGCCAGTTAAAGTATTTGTACTTCGGCCGGTATATTGAATAGTTTCACTAGTAATTTTTCCATATTGTAGAGAGGCTGTGTCTGTATCCGTTGCTTCAATAACAATGTATCCTGATGTAGGAAACTCTGAACCATCGGCTAGTACAATAGAAGTATCTGTAGCAGTAATAGTTGTAGCTAAAGTCGTACTTAATTCAAAAGTAGATACGGCTACGCCTCCTACTGGATCTTTAACTTGATAGAATCTCACAGCATCATTGGTAGATCGTTGATGCCTATTTTCTGTTACAATAACTGTAGTTCCTACTTCAGTTGTAAAAGGATTATCGTTTAAAACAGCAGGTGTAGGTAAAGCTACTCTTGCCGGTCTTGCTCTTTGTAAAGCTTGAGGATCCGCACTTGTTGGCTTAGGTTGTAATTGAGGTTGTTTAGGTTCAAATTCTGAAAAATGAACCCATGCGCCATTCCACTCTCTTACCATTTCAAGATAAGGAAAAGCTAGTCCAGATCTATCTGAAATAGCCAGGGCATGTTTACCTGAAGCAAAAGTAGTCATAATTAAGCATTAGGATAGTAAACCTTAGGCGCGATAAAAGTACTTGTAATATCCGCGTCCTCTTTTATGGCTCTAGCCAATTCATCCTCATAATAAAGTTTTAATTCTTGTGATCTTTGGGGTACATTTTTTTGTGACAAATAAAATGCGAGGCCGGCTGTCATACAGGGTGCAAACCTATATGGCACGTTAGTTGCATTTGTATAAGCGCCTGCATCTTGAATTCTTCTTACATAATATAAATTTAATTTGTTACCATCGACCGCTGCACTTGGGGTTAAATAAACTGTTAAAGTTGTTCGATCAATAAATCTTTGAATAAAAAAAGAAGTAGGGGTGCCTTTTGCACTTTTATTAGAATAGCCTTGATACTGAGATCGACTCACTTCGGTCATAGGCGAATCAATACTTGTAGAAGTGATTCTATAATTAACCTCTAATATATTATCCATTCCAGTCCCATGCTGAGTGACCGCATCGGCACTTGAATGAGTCGCAGCCGTAGTACCATTAGATCCACGAATAGCTCCTGTAAGGTTCGCTGCTCCAGTTACTGCTGATTTTCCGGTATATCTAATTGTCTCAGATCCTACTGTAATCGTTCCTCCTCCTTCATTAGCGCCAGGCATATCTTTAACTTCGGTTAAAGGAATATCCGTAACAGATGCATTAATTCCTGCGGATAAAGTCGTGGTTAAGCCGTTGGAAGCACCGTCGGCTGGGGATCGATAAGTCGTATAAACATTTTGTCCCTCTACTAAAGTAAAGCCTTGATTAGCTACTTCCCAATAATGAAGTCCTCTATTACTCCATTCAGAAAATAAAAGATTTAAAGATCGTTTAGCTGTTTTTAATTGATAACCTGAAACGTTTTGTAGACCAATTCTTTCGTAAGCTTCTTCTACGATTTCGTCAATCGGAAGAGTTTTATCGAAAGTATATGATTGAGAAGTAGTGTTAGCCACAAGTCCTCCTAACCGTAGAAGATAGTAACTTTATCTACATTTGTTAAAGTAGCATAGGAACTTGTTGGACAATAGAGTCCATTACCTGGAATATCAATTTGATAATACGAAGCTTCACCTGCTGTTCCTGATCCTATTGGTGTATCGAATGTAGCTAGGGAGGTTCCGCTTGCACCATTATCTAAAATTTCAATGCTGCCTGCAGCTCCATCGCTTACATAATAAATAGATAAGATTCTACTTGGACCAGCAAAAACTGCTCCTGAACCTGTAAGCCTGGTTGTTTTTACATCTACTGAATATGTACTCATAATTTTTATCTCCTTAGTCGTGAGCTCCCGAAGGAGCTCACAGTTTATCTATTAAGACTCTTTAGCCCAAACACCTTGAGAATCTACAACTGTCCAAAAAACAGTTGAGTTCAAAGATGCAAGGGTAACACGGTCTCCTACTTTTGATGTAGCTAGAGTATTAACGAGGTCTTTGTCGTCTACTAATCCTCCTAAATACAAAATACCATCAGATGAATTGGGACTAATAGTCAAATTGTTTTGACCATCCGTTCCTGTATTTACAAATGTAAATACATTCCCAACAGCAATTGCTGGTAGTGTGAATACTACGTCCTTAGTATTTGATAAAAGTGTTTTTCCACAATCACCATTATTAATAACAACAGTGTAATTTGAATCCTTCTGTTCGATATTGAATCCAGTTACTCCTGCTTCGTTTTTCTTCCCAACTAATACTGGGCCTCTAAACAATGTTGATGCCATGATTATAATCCTCCTAGTTTGTGAATCTAGTCTCTAGGCCGTCGACTATACTCGTCTAGATTCATTAAATAATTGTATAGTAATTAATCTATAGCGCAGATTTGCGTTCAGCGCAAGGTATCCCTGTCGAAATGTATGATTTTTGATAGCGCTTAAGTGGCTATCGAAACTTCGGGC